TAATGTTGCATAAGGTTTCCAAGCTTTCTTAATTAGATTTAATTCTAATAAAAGATTAGACCATTGTTTTGATGTAATGTCATCACTAGTTATAGTTACCTTTTTCATTAGTGTAGTTTCCTTTCTGTAAATGGCTGTATCTGATTTGATCGTTTTAAAATATGTTTTTGCATAGCAGCATATTCTTTTTGATTAAGAAGAGTTTTATATATCTGCAAACCTAAAGCTGTTAGAGCTCCTGCAATTAGTGTTGCATCGTGTTTGTCTAACATACTGGTTATCTTATGTACAATCTCATCCACTATCTCCTGTTCTGTCTTCATGAGTAATCCCTTTCTTTAATCATTTCTAGATAATGAATTGCTTTATCTATATCTTCAACACCCCCCTTGGTAGAGTGTCTACAAATATATTTAATAGCATTGCCTTCAGCAAATAATAATTTGTTTTTATTTACAAACTCTGCCGGCTGAATCGTAAAGTTTTGGTAGTGAGATCCCCCAACTTGTTTGTCCCAGACAACTTCTCCATTAGGATTTAGTTGTTGTTTTAAAGTACTAATATGTTCCTTAAGTTCGTCTTCTAGTGTTGTCATTTTTTTCCTTTCATCATTTGTTTTAGTATAGTTGTTGTAGGATTAAAATCCAAATCTCTACTGCAACCTGTGAATGCCATCAGCATCAACAATAATATTATCAACCTTGTCTGCATCCAATTCTCCTTGACTATCACATACTCCACATTGAGCTGTGACCTCTTCTTTTGCTAAACGATACGGTATTCTAATGTATCCATTGCCCTTACAAGTCGGACAAATAACTTTATTCTTTTTTGGAGTGTCCATTTGTTTTACCTTTTTTTACTTTCTTCATTTCTTTATCTACTAAATATTCAATAGTTTTTGATAGCGATAATTGCACATCAAATATTTCTTTACTGAGAACACCTACATCACTATAAGTTTTCTTAGATAAGGATACATTTTTAAATTTAGTTGTGTCTGTCATATTTCTCCTTGTTATATTTTATGGGAGTATATGTATTAAAAAATTTAAGTCAAGGATGAAATGAAAATATTATTATCTTTAATACTTTGTTCTGGTGTATCGGGTACTTGTTTGCCTCCCTATGATTGGCCAGTACAATTTCCTGATATGTATGAGTGCATGCTTGCAGGCTATGAGCAATCAACAGAAAAAATGTTACAGATTGGCAGAGATGAAGTTAATCAATATGACATGTATGTAAAGTTTACTTGTGGTCCACTAAAAACTATTTGACATATATATCACTGTGACATATATATCACAGTATTCACACCTTCATTCTTTCTGCCTCGCTATTTCTTTAGAGGCAGAAAGTTATTTTCCTTGACCTCGGTATTTTTTCCACGATCTACGTTTTGATTTATTCATTTTACATTTACTTGGGTGACGCCCAATCGATGTTTTATGAAATATAGCTTCGTGTTCTATGTGTTCTTTCCATTTTCTAGCCATCGTCGTCTAACCACTCCTTTACAAAAGGTTTAGAACCTTTTGGTGCAGTAATAACTGGCAGATAAGTTATTTTACCATTTATATGTTGTTCTAAATCACTGCCACAACTCATACATCTAAAAAAAGTATACTCTATACCAACTAACATTGTAAATTGTTCACACGTTGGACATTTACCATTAACAACTTCAGCTCCAATTCTAAATTTTTTTTTAGACATAGCCTTTTGATTGCAAACATATAGGACAAGATTTTTTAAATTTTATGTGTTTTGCACATTTTAAAATTGGTACTTCAGGTTCTGGCACATCTTCATACAAAGCAATATGAGGATCCTTTTGTGGTTCTGGTGTAAATAAGTTTTTAAAAAATTTAATAAACATCTTTTATTTCTTTCCAAGGTGTATCAATAATTTTAGAATCATCTAAGTGTCTTTGTTTAATTCTATTTACTGGCTTTATATTAATTTCTGTAGTGTCTTCTGGTGTATCTATTCTAACTCTACCTATAAAAAAAGAACTACCTTTGTTTTCTTTTTTATTTGGTTTAGGTACTAACACTTGATTAGTTATATCCTTTACAACTGTCATTACTCTAATATTAACTTTTTTATAGACAAAGATCCATCTATATTTTCTTCTAATTCAGCCATTGACTTTATACATTGATATCTAACATTTCCACCGACAGCTCTCGTACCTCCTGCTTTTCTTTTCCCTTCTAAACATTTCCCCATTGAAGGTTGAATACGAGCTTCTTTGATTTCTCCATTAACAATCATAAGTAGAGCCACTATTAACTCAGTCATATTTTCTCACATTTATTAATATGTATAATACAATAATTGAAACTACAGTTCCTATAAAAAATAAACCTATCATTTAATAATTCTTTCCATTTTCTCTAACTTTATCTTTTAAATTTTCAATATCTTCTAATGCTTTTTCTAATTGTGAGCTAAGAAATTCTATATTAACTTTGTTTGTCATGTTTAATTCTTGAGTCTTTTCCATTTTTTCTACAGATTTATACAAATCTTCCAATAAAAAATGTTGCTCCTGGTCCACAGGGACTTGTTCAGATTTTTTTAACAAATCATTTTCAAACAACTCACGAGAGGTTTCTAGCGATACTAATCTTGCCGTCAACTCAGTGTATGCGAACACGCCAGCTGCAACGAGTAAAATTAGCGATGCTACCGTTTTCATCGGCATTTGCACAGCAGCTGATTCAGATATGTTTAGTGGTTTATTTGCCATTTTTCTTTTTTTTACCACACTTGCAACGTGGCGCAAAAAATAAATTATCCATCCATGCAGTATATTTATCCAGCATCATACAGAATTTTATAATATATTTATCAATCATTTGTTTTAGGTTTAGGTAAAGGTAGTATCACATTTTTGTCGTCAGTTAAATACTTAGGTATAACAAGCTTCTTTTTACTGGGTTTTATGAACTTATCTCCCATCAAATTAATCTCTGGGTTTTCTTTTTTATACTCATCTTTCATATCATCCCACAAACTTTGTGAGTCAGCTGGTCTAGTGTTATCTCTTGCAGGAGTTACACCTCTACACTTGGCTACTAATAAATCAAAATTAGAATTAAGTGCAAGACTTGGATTGCTGTTAACCCTACCACACATTTTCATTAATTCTAATTGTTGTTTGATTTGTACATTTTCTTTTGACGTTTTACAGTCTGTACCTAAATATTTTCTATAAGTTATACTAAAATTTTGTGAGTCATTATCATAATCACTTGAATTATATGTATGATAATCTTGTGTGTTATTTCTATCTTCAACTCGAAATTCCATTTCGCCACATCTTACACCATACTCATTAAGATATTCGTTTTTAGGATAGGCAGGTTCTACAAACAACGCTAATATTGTAAGAGCTAGAATAAGTAATCCCGTAAAGTAATAATTCATCCTGGCTATCTCCATAGTTCATTACCTATTTAAATCCTTAATATCATAGTCATGTTCTCTAACTTGATCTGCTAATTGTCTGTATAAATTTTCTGCCATCTGCCAAGTAGATTCAGCAGAAGTTAATCTTGTATTTTGATCTACAATTTTATCTTCTGCAACTTTTAAATCTCTTTTAAGATCTACAATTTGTTGTTGGTTTGTGTTGATAGTGTCTGTAAGATTAACAATATAACGAACGCCTGTAAACGTTCCGACTAGCACTGAGGCTACTACCGGTACCATAACTATATTTTTCTTTAATAGATCTGCTAAGTTCATTGCGGTCTCGTTTCATGTTATATAATGATTGCTATAATTAAAATAACTACAGCAATTGCTATTGCTTTTTTATGCTCTGCCACAAAATGTGGTATATGTTCTTTTAAGTTCATTTTAATATTCCCCCTTAGTGTATCTCACCCCAATTTTTACCCTTCTCGTAGTCTACCTTGTTAGGTATCTCCAAGTCAACTGCAGATTCCATTATTTCTACAATCCTTTTAGCTTGTTTATCATCTTTTACAGATATATCAAGTTCATCATGTATCTGTATATGTGCAACAATGCCTTCTTTATATAATTCTAACATAGATTTTTTTGTCATATCAGCTGCACTACCTTGTATTAATTTATTTAATGCTTTGTAAGTGTAAGCACGCTTGATGCCTGGTCCATGTTCTTGGACAGCTTGATCAAATGGTAATGCTTTATGCATACCAAAAGTATTAGGTTCCCATAAATGGAAACGACAAAGTCTACCTAATAAAGTTCTTATCTGTCCACGTTGCTGAGCTCTGTTAGATACAGATCTTGTTAAACTTTTAACAAAAGGTACTCTTTCATGATAGATAGAAAATAATTCTTCTGCTTTATCTTTTGATACACCAAGTTCTGCTTGTAGTTTAGCTTTACCCATACCATAGAACAATCCTAAGTTAATTGTTTTAGCTTGGTCTCTTGGTATCTCAGCCATTTCTGCAACGATTGTATGAAAGTCTGCATTACCATCTTCGTAAGCATCTTTAACATTAAAGACGCTAGCGTCTTGATCAAGGGATGCATAGTGCACTACAAGTCTTGGTTCTTGTTGACTGTAGTCAAAGCATCC